CGCATGGAGGTGACAGCAGGGAAAACACGAGCGAGGGAGTTCTGGGTACTCCCTCGCCCTAAACCCGCAATGTAATATTATAATAATAGCGATTAGAATACAACCGACACAGCGGACAAAAACGGACAGTTTATTAAAAAATCCGCTTTTGTCCGCTGTTTTCGCGATTTTAGGCCGCGCTCTCGTCAATATAGCGCTTGCAAGCCTTGCGCACACCGTCGCCCGTGTACCCCATACTCGCGCCCACCTGCGCCCATGGCAGACCGTCCACGAAACGCAAGTACATAATCTCACGCATACGGCTGTCGGGCACCGCATCAATATAGCCAATGAGCCGCGCCCGCTCGGTGGAGCAGCGAATCAGTTTTGCCTCGATACTGGCCTTTAATTCGACGATTTCAAGGGCCGCACTCTCCACGCTCGACCCTGCACCGCCGCCACCGGGCATCCCGGACATATTCGGCCCACCGGGGGATGCGGCGCGGGCCTCAAGCTCTGCAAGGCGCTGTTTATCACGGTCAATCTCCACATTCAGCCAGTGGAGTTGCGATAATTCTTTCATCGTCATAGTCAGACGGCCTCCTTTGCCGTGATGATTTTTGCTTTTAAGGATTCCAGCAGATGATTTTGTTCGGTGACGCGGCCCATGACCGTTGCGATGGCATCTTCATCCTGCCCGCCCTGCACGACCAACGAATGGATGATGACAGGATGCGTCTGTCCCTGTCGGTGTAGCCGCTTGTTTGCCTGCAAGTAAACCTCCGCCGAATATGTCAGCCCAAACCAGATGATGTGATGCCCGCCGTGTTGCAGGTTCAGGCCGTAGCAGCAGGACACGGGATGCGCCAGCAGAATGTCCACCTCGCCCGCGTTCCATGCCCGTTCGTCGTCCGGGCCGTTGTACACGCGCACCCGCAAGCCCAGCGGCTCAAGGGCGGCGAGGATGCGGGCGAGGTCGTGCTGAAACCAGTAGAACAGCAAAGCGTGCTGACCGTGCAGACCCTCGATCAGCTCCACCAGCGCGGCCAGCTTGCAGTCATGGACGGGGATAACCTTGCCCTCCTCATCGTACACAGCCCCATTGCAGAGCTGTAACAGCTTGCCCGCCAGCACTCCCGCCGTGCCTGCCGTGATGGTCGATTCGTCCACTTGCAGCAGGGCATCCCGCTCCAATCGCTTATACGCGGCGGCGGCAGGGCCGTCCAGCTTGACGGGAATCTCGTCATAGATGCGGTCAGGGAGGGTCAGATAGTCGTCACTGGACAGGCTGATGCAAATATCGCTGATAGCGGCGTAGATGGCATCTGCCGCGCCCCGGCGGGCCTTGTAAGTAAATATCTGCGACCTGCTGCGCTTGTCCGGCTCAAAGTACATATCGCGGTAAACGGAGATCGTGCGGCCCAGCCGCTGCCCACCGTCCAGCAAGTAGACCTGCGCCCACAAGTCCATGAGGCCGTGCGGCGAGGGAGTGCCGGTCAATTCTACAATGCGCTTGATTTTGGGTCGCATCGCCCGGAGCGCCTTAAACCGTTTGGCCTGATGGTTTTTGAAGCTCGACGATTCATCCAGCACGACCATATCAAACGGCCACGCCTTGCCGTACTCTTTGACGAGCCATTGCACGTTGTCCCGATTCGTGACGTAGACATCGGCATCAACGGCCATCGCGGCCCTCCGTTGTGTAGCTGTTCCCAGCACCTCGGAGCAGCGCAGATGCCGCAAATGCTGCCACCCTGAAATTTCGGTGCGCCATGTTGCCTCGGCAACTTTCTTCGGCGCAATGACGAGACAGCGTTGAATTTGCCACGCATAATACTTGAGATAGTTAAATGCGGTCAGCGTCATCACGGTTTTTCCCATACCCATGTCCACAAAAAGCCCAGCGGCGGGATGGTCGATGATGTGCTGGATGCAAAACTGCTGATAGGGGTAGGGGTGGAACTCTTTACACTCCATCGCCATGCCGCATGACCTCCTCGCAATGGCTGAGAATCGTCTGCACCTGCTCCGGGGTCGATACCGTGCTGAACACGGTAAAGCCCAGCCGCCGCATCTGGCTCTGTACATACGTCTGCCGCATCCGCTCCTGCTTGCCCACCTGTTTCAGCTCAACGAACACAACGCGGCCACCCGGCAGCAGGATCATTCTGTCGGGCACCCCGGACGTGCCAGGGCTTTCAAATTTCAGGCATTGCGCCCCGCCGCCCAATTTCTTCACACCGTCACGCAGCTTGCGTTCGATGACCTTTTCCAATTCTGGCATCCTAATAACCTCCCATCTTTTTCGCGGCATCGCCGCCGAGCTTGTCCACCTGACTGACACACGCGCACGCGCGCGTATAGACCCGTAAATACGGGGGTATATGCGCTCTCACGCGCGTTATTTTACTTATTTTTATTTTTATTTATTTTAAGTGTCAGAAGTGTCAGTTATAGATATATTGCAACGATACATCGTTAAAAATTAGACTGACACTTTAACTGACACTTATGTTTTGCGCGTCAGTTGTGTCAGTGCGCTTGTTCATAATTTTTTCATATTTAACTGACACTTCTGACGGTTCTGACACTTGGCATATAGAGAAGTGTCAGCTTTTTGGCCCAAAGTGTCAGTTGATTTTTGCACACATTAAGTCTGTCTGTTGAATCTGCGATAACCGCGCTGCTGCTTGTACGGCCCAAACTTCATGCCCCGGTTGGCCTCCCAGCCGGGGGTGCTTGCCAGTACGGCGTTGATTTCGCGGGTGTCGGTCTGCTTGATGTCACGGGGGGCACCGTTGAAAAGTTCGCACCAAACCTCGGCAGCGCAGATGCGGTCACGGGGCATCGTCGGAATGTCCTGCCCCTTGCAGGCCCCGGCCCAGTAGTCGCGGCGCTTGTCCAGCGGCCACTCAAGCCAGTTCGTGGGAACATCGCGCTCCACAAAATCGCGGATAAGACCCTCACGGACGGATGCCTCGCGGTGATCTTCCTGCCGTGCGCGGGCTGCGTCTGCCAGGTCGCCGGTCAGGAACAGCGGCTCTCCCATCATCCAGCGCATCTTTGCCTCAGCCCAAATCTGATTGATTTCGTCATCGGTCAAATCCCATGCGCGGTGCGCAAGCTCACATTGGCCCACATCCACGGGCCAGAAACGGCGGTTGCCCGTGGTATCTTGCAGAAAATCGCTGACGTTGCAGGTGCCGAAAAAGACACAGCAGCGGGGCAGTTCTTTTACATTACGACCATAGGCGGCGCGATAGCGGTCATAACGCAGGCTCAAAAACTGCTTGATGCGGGAAACATCAGTTCTGCGGAAAGCGTCAAGTTCGGCCACCTCGACCAGCCAAACGCCCTGCAAAAGCTCGGATGCCTCCTTGCCCTCAAACGTGCGGATGCTGTCGTTGTACCAGCCCTTGCTCATCCTGTCCAGCAGCGTGGACTTGCCGAGGCCCTGCGGGCCGCACAGAATCAGCATATTATCGAACTTGCATCCCGGCTCCATCGCGCGGGCCACAGCACCGACAAACGCCTTGCGGGTGACAGCGCGGGTATAGGGGGAATCATCCGCGCCGAGGTAGTCGATGAACAGGGTGTCCAGCCGGGGAACTCCATCCCACGCCAGACCCTTGAGGAAATCCTGCACCTCGTTAAATGCGTGTGTAGCCGCATGGATGTCCAGCCCCGCGTCGATGGCGTTGCGCTTGGTGATCTTGTACCCTTTTTCCATGTACCAGTACATTGCCGAAATGTCTGAATCAGCCCACGCCCGCCGTTTGAATTTATCGGGGTCTTTGTCCCACGGCAGGGGATACAGCACCTCACCGCGCCCGCTGAATGAGTTCAGCATGAACCGCCCGCACAGGCGGGGGTCATTGTTGAGAATCAGCAGAACATTGTCGATGGTCTGCTTGATTTTGCCATTTTCATCGCGCTGGATATAACCCAGCCATGCATTGGGGTCGCTCTGCTGACCGTCATCTCCGATGACCTCGCCCTGCACGGGGTCGGCATCGTCACTGTCGCCGGAGGTCTGCTGATGCCCGTTGCCGGGGATGGGGGCGATAGCGCCGAAGTCAGCCTGCAACTGTGCAAACTGCTCTTTGTTGTAGATAGCCTGCACTGCGCTGTCCTGCATCGCCATTTCGCACATCGCCTTATAGGATGGGAGCTTGCTGACCGGGGTATTGCCGGGGGCATTGTCGTCCTTATCGCCGTACAGGTGCAGGCGAACAAGGTCAAAGGCGTTCACAAGCTGCATGGAGCAGGGGTCGGTGGCGTGATGGCTGTACAGGAATTTGCCATTGTCGTAGATGATAGCGCCGCCCGCTGTGCTGCCGCCCGTATAGGTGTACCGCTCCTCGCTGCCCATGATGCACGGGGTATAGATTCCAGGCAGAAACTTGTCCATCGCCGTGCGGATGTCATAGGCGCGGCAGAACGCGCCCACGATGCCAGGCTTGGCCGTGGGGTCGCCCTGCTTGAGTGCCATCTTCTGGTAATTCGGGGCCGCGCCGGGAACCTGCGGCCATTCAGCTATGTTGCGCCAGTCGGCGTAGGTGCCCAGCAGGAAGTCCACGGATGCCAGCGGCGCATCCTTGCAACGGAACACATAATCCGAATCCACGCAGGCGCTCGGCCAGTACATGAGGCGGCTTGCCTGAAAGGTGGTAGGGTCGGCCTTATCAATGCCGATCAGCCACGCCAGCCGCCGCGNNNNGGTAGCAGTACGGTCAAGAGGGATTACGACACGCAGGCGTGGCTTATTGGGGCAGTGCTTGCGCGTGGAGTAGACTGCATAGCTGCAGCCGATGGCATCCACACGGCTGATGATCTCATCAGTGCCCCAGCCGGGGATATTATCAAAGTCAAGCGTCACAAGGTCACGCCCGGTCACGGCATTGGCCTTGCGTCTCCCGCCGTTGAGGGAGCCGCCCACGAATCCGCCGACATCCTTTAATGCGTCCTGCTGAGGTTTCGGCAGGTGCATATATGCGTCGAGCGTTTCCGTCGAACGGACGGGATTCCGCAGACGGTCATACAGCTCTGCCACGGTCATCAACTGAGGTTTCCAGTTGAGGTCGTTTCGAGATGCGCCGGTGGTAATGGTAATTTGTCTATCGAATTGCATGACCGTTTTCCTCGCTTTATCGTTATAATGGAGTCTCGCTGTTGGGCTGCTCACGGGTGAACAGCTCAGACGCAACGGACGTCAGGTATCCGGCAATTTCGGAAAGCTCAGTGCCTTTGGTTTCCCATCGCATAAGGGTGTACACGGACTGCCCTGGTTTTTCCGGGTCGATGCTGCGAGCGATGCACACAAGGTTTTTAGGATCCTGTTTTGCAATGGCTGTCAGCCATGCCGTGATGCCCTTTGTGTACTCATTGCCGTTCGGGTCGAGGACGATAACGGGATAAACCTCGGCATCTTCTTTTTTTTGTTCGTTCGGTGTAGCCATTCCTCAGATCTCCTCCTCACTTGTAGATGTCGCCGCTCTGCTTATGTCGCAGGGTGATTCGGCCCACAACCTCAAACCCAGCCAGGCCGCAAATGTACTTGACCGTGTGGATAAGCGCGGCGATAGCATCGAACCGCGCCCGGTATTCACTGGTTGCTGCCGCCTCAATGCCCTGATATGCGGTAGGGTCGGCATAGCCTTTATCGTTGTAGTAGGGATTATTGCGGGAGTTGAACGTAATCAAATCCTCTTGGATGTTAGTCATGGTCGGGATCCTCCATTCGTGCGCCGCAGTTCGGGCAATACATCATAGACGGGATTTCCGTTTGCGTAACCGTCATACTCGCCCTGCCAGTAGGACGTAGGCTGCAGGGATTCCGGATCGATGGTCGATGCGGCATCAATAGATTCGAGCACTCTTTTGCAGCCCTCAGCATAGAAAAATGATGCTATCTTTCTGGCGCGCATCCCTTTCGGGGCTATTTGAATCGGTAAGGTGCTGTCAAAAGCTTCAAAATTCTCGGCATCAATCAGTCGCATAATCAGCCTCCTCGTCTGTTGGCTCAATAAAAAGGTAATGCTGATCATCAATCGGAACGGATACACCGTCGGGGCAAGTCTCGACATCGCCGTTAGATTCCTCAGAGTAGATAACTTCCGGATCATCTTTGCTCATGGACTTTGCATCCTCGGCGGATTCGGCGGAAACTATAAAAAAGCCGCTGAATGGGACTTTATATAGACATTTCATTTTCGGTAAACCTCATTTCTTTGCTAAAAGTCGTTGCTGAGGGCTGTATTACTCAAATCTTCAAGCCTATTGGCGGCAGTTTCAATGAGACTCGAAAAGGCTGTGACAGGCATACCCATGACGGTGTTACCGATGCGATAGTCATAGCATCCACTTTTCATTTCACGAAGCCTTTGAATAATAACCGTATCAGCATCAAAGCTATAATCGTGGTTGTGAGATTCTTCATGTTCTTCACACTCGGATGCAGAACTAAACTCTTTACCACAAAACTCGCAGGCGTACATCGTGTATTTGTTCATTTCTTGTCAGCCTCCCCACTTTGTTTCTGTGTAGCTGTTGCCAGCACGTCCTGCAGGCGAGGATGTTTGCCGCAGGATTTGCCCTCGGTGCAAAACTGGTATTGCGGGTTGGTTTCACATTGCGGGACCATCATGTTTGCAATATCGGGGGCGATGGGGGCAACGCAGCACTGCATCGCCATAAACAGTGAGCGGATTTCAAACTGTGCCCTACGGCACAGCCGCAAATGGCTAGCCTCAATCAACGCCCGCGCGTTCATAGACACATACAGTTCAGTGGGTGCGCCATTGGGCAGAACCATCCGCGCATCCTCTTTTGCCACGCCATCCTTAATCAAGCGGTCGTAGGCATCCCATGCGTAGTCGTAGGCATCGGCGATTATGCCGTCCTGATCGCTATTGGTGGCCGCGGGAAACACGGGATCAGAGAAACTTTCATCGCAATAGCGCTGGCTGCGCACGGAAAAGCTGAAATGACGATGCCGGGTCAACTGAGCAAGGCAAGCACGGCTGACGCCGGTGACGTGGAACGTGAAATAACTATGCTCGTACACGCTCAGATGCCCAGTTTTGGCACAGGTTTCGGCAATATTAAAGGCGGCAAAATCCGGCTCACTGTCGTAGCACACACTCGCGGCCTGCTCAATAATGCGCATGGGATTGGAGAACATACAGGCGGCGACACTCAACGATTTGTTGATGCCGCACCGTCCGGGGAGAGGGCGGGAACAGGCAATCAGTTCAACGTTCATGGCTCATAGCCTCCTTTTTCGATGCGGGCATTGCCGCCGCTTTAGCATTATCAGGTACGATGTTCAGCAGTTTATCATCGCCGCCCAGCGAGAGAAACCTATTTCGATACCAGTTGGCTTTTGACAATTCCTGCGTTGTGCCGTCTTTCAGACCACAGCGGTATAAGTATTTGTAACGGCTCAACAGGCAAAAATACTGCACGGCGGCGGGGCCGAATTTCTCCTCCATTTCGACAATGCACTCTTTCTGGCCGGGGCGGTTATAATGGTCAGGATGATTCACCATCTCCGGCTCATCGTCATCCTGATGGCTCCCCGATGACGACTGCGTAGCCGCTTTACCTGCTTTCCCGACAGTCATTAGCAGAAAAATGGAGGTGATAAAAACCAAGATCAAAGCGATGATAAATAGCCCTAGAATGACCTTTATGAAGAGCATTAAAATAAACATTATCAAATCCTCCTACTTTCTACTGTTCATCCTCACCATGGGTGTGATCCATATAAATTTTCAGTTCGTCATCTTCTTCCATGTGGGTGGCGGCTTTCCCTGCGCAGACCCCGGCAGTGTAAGCAACAGACAGAAGCACGGCCAGAATGACACTACCGATGATCGAGAGCAGAATATCCATCAGTCATCCCACCTTTCTCCGCGGCTGCAAAAATCATCCGGCGTGTTGCGGCCATACAGCGGGCACTGGACGGTGGCCCAGTAGCGGCACTTTTTGCAACGTAAAATCGGAAAATGGTGCAGAATGATCGCATTCCAGATGCTGCCCAGAAATTGCGATACAGCATATACCAGCGAAACGCCCAGCATAAAAAGCATCGGTGCGACAATGAAAATCATGAAAAGCGCTTTTGCAGCATACAAGCAATTAAATTCAAACACTGACATCCGCCTCACCTCCCAACAGCCGCAATACTTTGCGGATGACGGCACATCCATG